CACGGATTGCTTCGTTCCTCGGCGAGCTCGAAGTGGGTGATATGCATGACCACGTTACCCCATTAGTGGGTAACTCAACGCCGCAGGAGGAACGAGATACCAAACGTTATTCGATAGCGGCGTATGTTTGGGATCATGCGGGCTTTGAAGGGCTCGGAGAGAGTTTAGGTGAGTGGGAGAAGACCCACTACGCCTGTCTGGGATCTGTTTCCTCTCGATTACCAATGAGAGCACAGAGACCGGATGGTAAACTATCGCTGTGTGAACGGTTTTTACTCCCATATGCAAATAGGGGGGTTAAACCGAATATCGCGGCGTTAGAATACGCAACTGAGCAGGTCGCTTCGCTGTGGCCGCTCTCCAAACCGCGGCTCAAGCCGGTTAGTCTGGAAGATGCTGCGGTGTCCTTCAAGCGAAACACTAACTTTGGTTATCCACGATGCACGTCCGATTTTACAGCCAACGCGTATGACTACTACCTAGAGTCGTTGCGGATAGGGGAAGCAGGATTTCCCATAGAATGGGCCTGTAATTACCCCTCTATTGGTACGTATCGGACAGCGGCGGCGGGACGGGACCTGCCAGCCGTAGCACGGGCTCTATCAATGTATTCCAAGGTGATAGGGAATTGGGAGAAAACGGTGCAAATACCCCTGTTTCAGGCTTTACGGCCGTATGGAGAGTTTTGCGCTTGGGTATCCCAAGACCGAGTCAATCGGGTCATCACGGGTATGTTTGATAGGATGGAAGGCCCCTTCCTCTCAGCTGATTTCTCCAATTTTGATGCGACCTTACCGGAGTGCATCATAGAAAGGGTGTTTGGAGTATGGGAGGGAATGTTTGTGGAACCAGCCAGGCCCATGCTACGCTTCTTGAGAAGAGCGTTTCTTGGGTCGGGTCTTCTCCTCCCCGGATTGTGTATGGATGGTAAATCCAGGTACGGGGGGGTTCCGTCAGGATCGGTATTTACTAACCTGATGGATACGTATGGGAACATGTTCCTAATGCATTACGGCGCTTTTAGATGCCGGGGACACGTTAAATTCATCATGGCAAATGGTGACGATAGCGTGGTTGCTTTTTCGCAGGGTGTTCAACCTTGTGATGTGGCCGCATGTCTCCATGGGGAGTTGGGTGTGGAGCTAAAGATGGACCCTCGCAAGAACCTCGTCTCACCTGATGTTGTGCGCTATTTGCAGATGGAGCACGATCGGAGGGTGAGAGCGGAGGGGATAGCAGTAGGGGTACGGCCCTTCTATCGTGCGCTGGCGGGTATGTTGGGGCATGAGAGAAGATTGCCTGTCCATCTAGGATGGGAGGGTTGGTTCAACGCATTCATGTGGCTCCAGCAGTTACAACCGTTAGAGTTCCATCCCTGTATCGATGGGATTATAGACTGGTTTGCTGAGGCGACGCCTGAATCGCTCGTGAGAGCGCTAGAGGCGTTAGAACGGCGAGATGGTACTATTTTCCTTGTAGACGACCTGCTCGCGATTCCTGAGAACTGCCCGAAGATCCGTATTGAGGGCTTATTAAAGTCCGTGGTCATCCGTAAGCTTGCGTCGAGGCTCAGACTTAAGCTGTGTGATTAGTCTTCCTTGTTTGTTAACAGTCA